TTGGCAGAGCGTAGGTTGGCAGAGCCTAGGTTGGCAGAGCGTAGGTCGGCATAGCGTAGGTTGGCAGAGCGTAGGTTGGCAGAGCGTAGGTTGGCATAGCCTAGGTCGGCAGAGCGTAGGTCGGCATAGCGTAGGTTGGCAGAGCGTAGGTTGGCAGAGCGTAGGTCGGCAGAGCGTAGGTCGGCATAGCCTAGGTTGGCCTCACTACTAACCGCTTCTTCTACAGTTTTCTTAATTGTATTATTTACACAACTGTATTCAAATAAAACCTTACCATTTAGCCAAGATACTATTTGGATTTTAACTTTCTTTTTCATGCCCCCTCCTTTACTAAATTAGTGTCTTTACTCATAATGTCGGTTGTACCTTGTTTACTACTAATAAAAATACAAACATTAGCCACAATAGACAGAGCACCCAAACTATAAAAACTACCCTAAAAAACCATTTCTTAATTTGTTTACTAGGCATTATTTATTATCCTTTAATTCTTTAATGCGATTTTCAATATAATCGGGGTCAACATCTATTGGTTTATCTGCCCACTCGTCAACTTTTTCTAATTCTTCTATAACACGCCTCTTAACGTATCGGTTAATGGCTTGCACCATAAATTTTAGACCATAAGCATATTTACCTTGAAGTATGGCCGCTAATTCCCAATCATCATTTTCAGCAGCGTCTAATAAAATATTTTGTATTACTCTTAGTTCATCATTATTTGGAGTTTGGCTCATAAGTCAAATCCGTATTCTGGGTGACCGCTACATCTATCACAAGGACACATTATGTCCTCCTTCCTCTCCGTGACTTACGTCCACCGATCGCTCCTGCTGTGCTAGCAAGCTCAGGATTGGCTGCAAAGCCTTTTACAGAGCCTCTGCGGGCTGTTCCAGCTGCTCCACCCTTTGCTCCTATTTTTCGGTAAAAGTCCTTTCCGTGGCGTTGTCTGTTAGTGTCAGCGGCTAATTTACCGCCTTCTAGGGTTCCTGACATTCTAAAATCCTCCTGTTGGGTTAAATTCAAAATATCCTAGTGTGTAATATTGCGGACGCCTACTTCCTTCACGCCAAAATTTGTCTCTAAACCTTTTAAATAGTTTTGCCTCTTTTTTCCAATCGTTAATGTCCATCTGCAACCCATTGTATAGTACACAGATCCGAGTCCTGGCTAACTTATCCGGCACTGCTACCCATAAGGTCCCAGGCTTCATGTCAATCGCTTCTCCCTTAATGAGGGCGTGTGGTTTATATATCTTAGGCTGTTTCATTAGAATAGTATATCCTCTAGGTTTATTTCTTCTTCTTCCGGATCTTCGTTTCCTAGAGCGTCTCTAACCTTTTTCGCTTGCTCACGCCCACTCAGTTTTTTCTCTTCTCGGTGTTCTTCTAACCACATGACATGCTGGGTAGAGTCTGCCTTATCTATCAGCTGGATAGGATCAAGCTTGTCACATTCGGCTTTTTCTTTATCGGTTAGATCGTATCGTTTAGTCCCGGGACGAACTGAGTACCTAGTCTGTTGCTCTACCCCCGTGCGGGTGATTTTAATATCGTACTCAGAGGGATCGCCATACTCCTCATCTAAAACTAGATCTTTGATGGAATTATACGTTGCGCCGTTGGTTGCCCAGATCTGAGCTGTCTGAGCGTCATGGTTCCAGATTACCCAGGCAAATCTGGAGGTCATGGTATCTTTGAAAATGTTATCAAAATATATTGGATCACTGACGAGGCGTACTTTAACAGTTTCCCCGTCGGCTATTTTCAAAAACAATCCCCCACCTGTATTTATTGTGGGGTATTTCTTGCTTATGTCTGCCATTATGTTCTCCTATAGTTTCTTAATACAAACGAAAAAGGCTTTACGGATAGCCCGCTGTCAAACCTATCTATAAAATGCCTAGCTTTTTTAGGAGTGGGAAAAGAAAAATCATCCTTTTTGATATAGATGTCTATATCGTCTACGGTTACCTCTCTGCGTCTTGTATTTCGGGCAACTGCTTTAGCAATCGGACACTGCCGAGCATTCCCGCACACTCCGTTTCTAATATCTGCTTCAGTAATCTCTATTTTCATTTCTTAACCTTTTTCCCTTTCTTTGCCTCAAGCTTTTCTATCTTTGCAGCAGCTTCTTCAAGTAACTCAAGTGCCCTATCTCTTTGCTCCACGATTGATTGAAACTGGTTATTAAAACTTTGTAACTCTCCTACCCGATGCTTTAGGCTGTCGTTATTCTCAGCCATCATTCTGTAAGCTGTTCTCATCTCACCCGCCTCTAAAGCTAACTTAACTAACGCTGCCTCCGTGGCACTCAGCGGATCCACGCTTATGTTAGCTACAAGATGTTCTCGCTCCTGGCGCAGTTGCTCAAGCGTACGATCAATTTCATCAACTCTTCCTATTGCCTGACTGTTAAATGTGTTCATCGTGTCTCCCTTCTAAAAAAGACTAAATTTATCTGCATATACCTTGATCTGCGGTGGCTTGGGATATCCTCCTAAATAATCCAATGCCGTCTCGTAGATCCTATTAAATGATTTTTCTCTAAAACTAGCTTCCTGCATTTGAAAACCAAACTTATGTTGTGGTGAATATCTCCAAATATATGCCTTTGTAGCAGGTTGCTCATTTATGTAACAGCGGTTAAACATATATTTATACTTAGAAACCTGTACCTTGTGGTTGTAGGAAGATTTACCAGTGAATTTATAGTCCTTCACGAACTTAACAGGTTTTTCTTTGCCTTCTAAGGGCTTTTTAGGTACAAATCGTCCATTTTTATCCAAATCTAACGAATACGTCGCATTACATAGTAACTCCAGCCTACGGAGGTCTGCGACGCTCACAAAGTCCATCGTGCCGCCTACTTTAAGGTTGGTGTCGGCCACAATGGCTTCTAAATGAGTCTCTTTAGGATATTTTCCTTGGGGAAAAAGGAACTGCATACATCGGATGAATGTAGTGATGGCGTCCTTTTCATACGTCGTGGGGAAATCCTCGGCATATAGTTCCATACCTAGTGAAAGATCTTCTAAAGCCTTGTGAAGCTTCGTTCCTCTTGCCCCGGTCATTTCAAAACGCTCTTGTGAAGCTTCGCCGTCCGTTACCCGCAGCCATGTTTTAAGACCTTCTGGAAAGGGGGCTCCTACTTCTAGGATGTGAGTTAGAGACACGTAGTACTCTCCGTCCACGAAGTAATAATGATTGAGATCATCTTGCACTTTAGTGATCGTACAGTTGCTTAAGACGGTGGTAAACTCGTTCATTTATAATACTCTAACGCTTAAGTTCCTTTAATGCAAATGCTTTTATATTTAAAAACTCTTGCCGGATTGACTTCGCCACTGCTTGTTTACTCACACCTTCTCGTTGAGCTATAAAAACAAACGTTTCACCATTGAGCCACCGAGTCAAGCGTTCGTACTGTTTTACACTCATCTGACTACCGTTATGGATATAGGCATGAAGAAAGCGCTCCACTAGGGCTTTATCCTCTTTTGTTGTGTTGGGCATTCTTCCTCCTTAGATAGCTAGCTCGGTATCCACATGACTTAGTACAATACTTCTTTCCGTATGTTCCCGGGAAAACAGGACAGTCACATTCTGGATTACTGCATTTAACGAGAGTCTCTTCCCACTTCACTTTAAACCTACTATCAGGATCAAACCCCAACCAGACACAGCTAGGATGATTAAGATTATCCTGTGATGGCGCCTAAAAAGAGTTTTAAGCATTGTGAGTGTGCTAATATTCTCCAAACCTTGATCTACTTTTACTACTACGTCTTTTATTTTAGGTTCATCCCCGAATAAAAACGCTATTTCTTTATCCGTCATATCGTCTTCACTAAGATCTATAACTTTATCCACGCTCTGTTCTAATGTCTCCATTTTTACTCCTTAATTAACTGACACCCTAACCCTATATAATCTAGGCATTCTGAATTGTAGGCTTGAGCCGGGGTAGTGTAATTGACGTACTGAAGAACAGCATAACTACCCATACTTACACCGACTACGGTTCCGATGATTAAAGCAATAATTATTATTACTCCACTTCTAACCTGTTCCATAATTCTCCTTTCATTAAAGTACCGGCTGCGGTTCTACGGGATTAGAGTAGTTGACCACATTTACCTTATGGGCAAGCACCGGTCTGGCAGCACGCACCTTGCGCCTTTTTTAAACACCGACTATGAGGTGTCACCAGTTTAGGAAGCCGAGGACATGAACACGCACAACACTTTGACTTCCTCAAGTTTGTTGGAATGTACAAGTTAAGTTGTTTCGCAATCCACTCAACTATGCCAATTACTATAAGCCTTAGTGTTTTTATTGTCAACCCTTAACTGTGTATAAACGTTGACTTTAACGTTGACAACTTCTTACGCTGTAGACTTTTTTACGTTAAAAAGATGAGTCTACTAAGATCTTTTCTGGACGCTGTTTTCGCACGTAACATTTAAGATAATACTTAGATAGTGAGCGTAGTGTTTTAAATTTATTTATGCCGTTATTTGTAAAATATATTGTTACCATAACTAAAGTATAGCACTAATGCTTACTATTGTCAAGATCTGTGAGGTCAATTATCTCTTCGTCTGGTGGAGGAGTTTCCCCGGAGCCTGTGAGATCTATGGCGATTTTCACTACTTCCGAATGCGACTCAATCCGTGTCGTGGCTTTTCCATGTACTTTATCGTGACCAAACATAGCAGCATTTAAGGCTATCTCACGCTTTCTGGGGACTTCTGAGTCCTTCCAGTCTTTAACCGTGCCTACGATAGCTGACTCAAACAGTTCATTGTGCTCAGCGAGTGCCATTTGGACGTTTTTATTTTGCATTAAATTTCTGCCTAATGTAGATGCAGAATAGGTATTTTTAACATTAAAACCAGCTTTTTTAACTGAAGTACTAATTGGCTCTTTAGGATTATCTATTCTAGCTTGTATAAAGGCCTTACGTTTAGGAGTAAGTTTATAATCTTTTTTTAATCTAACTGTCATAGATTAAGAATATCATGCACCCCAATTTTGTGTAGGTTTATAAGATAATGATTTAACAGCTTTTTTAGCATCTGATTTAGTTTTTATTATAAAGTTTCCATTCCCTTGATATTTATTTATTAAATTTTCATCTTTAAGAGGTTTAATGTCTTTAGTTAAGAGGGTTTGAATAGTTGGAGCATTTAATTGTTGATGTAGCCACTCTGTTTTATTTGGTAATTTCTTCCATAACTTTAGATCGGCTTCAGTTCTTAAATATGCTGTTATTTGAATCATGTATACATTGTACATTAATAACGTGTACACTGTAAAGTATTTTAATTAGTTTTAATTTGGTTAAGAGTTATGTAACAGTTCAATGTATGAACTTTCTTCCCCGAGTTTCAAATTTTCAGAACCCCCAAAATATTAGAAAACGTCGCACTGCATGTCGTCAATTTACAGGGGTCAGATTGCTATAACGTCGCACAATATACATTGTGGATCACTACTTACCACTGACGACAATAGACATACCTATTCGTCACGCTATATGTGGTGTACCACCATCCACAATATATGTATAATCAATGAAAGTTTTTTATTCTAACTAAAACTTTTGACCATTCCAAAAAACTATAGTACAAACCACCCCCCAGCGATGTTGCGTTCATTATTTTACTATATATTATATATATAATTAAGAAGATGGAGCTATGTCTATATATCTCCAAACATATTGACTAACATAATCACTTTGCTAGAATAATCTTATGGAAAAACAACCCTTAGTAACAAAAGACACCCCCCTAGTCGGTAAAGCCCCCCAGGTCAAAGTAATACTCATTAAAGAAGATTTAAATGAACTCCAGTCTCTCCTAGAACAAAAGTGGAAAATAGCCGTAGCTTACCAACATGCACAAGGAGCTTTATTCCTTTTAATGAAAGATTAGAATGGATGAGAAGACCTTAGAACTTATTAAAGAGTTTAACCGGAAAAATCACCACCCTTCTTCTTTAAGAGTCTAGTTAGACGATACACTGCTAGATCTACAATCTCCTCTAGCTCACAGAATTCTAATTCTTCATCAGTAAGCTCCCACAGGTTCCCTCCGTGCTCTTTTTGACCTTTCAGGTACTTGGGTTCCATTTTTCTATGAAACTCCTCTATAAGAGCGTGTAGATGGTCTATATGGGCTTTACGTACATTGTTTGTCACTTTGATGCTCCTCACCGTAAATTTTATTGATTATTTGTCGGTTAGACATATTTGACCCCTTCTTCTTTTACTTTTTTTCTATCAGATGGGTGAAAACCACAGTTAGGACATGTCCACCGACGATATCTGCCTGTTTTAGTCGGACGATAACCATCAGACCAAAACTTGCCTTCATAAAGGCATCTCGGACAGCCTTCGGGCCTTCCCTCTATATTAGCCATATTAGGGTGATTAGTGGACCACGCTCTCATGCAGAGATAGACTTTTTCTAATAAGATTGTATCCCAGCGGTTATAGCGTTTCATTTTTGCCCAGGCTTTTGGATCTCCTTTCATGCAGCCGTCCCATGTTTCAATTCCCCCAGTGTCTATTTTCCCAGGAATGCCAAAATATCTCGCTAGATCGTCTAGTTTATTTGACGTAAATCCGAATTCTTTTTTTGCCATTTTCTTCGTATCTATCTGAATAGTAGGAGAGTGTGGTTTAAGACCGTGCACAGCCATTCTTGCTCTAGTTTTTCGGTAGTCAAACTTATCCCCGTTATGGGCGATGGTAATATCTGCTTCGTTAAACAGTTTCCATAGTTCTTTGACGACGTTTTGGTCATCATTCACTCCAGGTTTGTAGTTTTTAAAATCATCCTGACCAATAACGTGAGCTTTCTCACCTAACCATTTATATGAAAAACAGAGTATCTGGAAGTCTTCAATAACACCTTTGCCTTGTCCTATGACGTCTTGTTCGTAAATGCCCCAAGTTTTGGTAATTAGATAAGAGGTTTCAAGATCATACAACAAGACTTTAGTTTTAGTCTTGTCGGGCATATACAGCCTCCATCATTGTTTGGACACTGGGTTTTATGGGCGGTTGTTCCTCATGGTGAATCATAGCGTGTTCGTAGGAACATATGCGGTCTTTATTGACTTCAAGATCACGAAATTCTCTTTCTAGCTGAGTACGATACATATATGCCGGCCAGTACCTGTGGTGGACGTTCATAAAGTGATTTTTTAGCGGACACTTCTCCTGGAGTTCAGGGGGACATTCAATCTTCACTTTGACCTCCAAAGAACGGATCTTCTTTATCTCGGTAAAAAACGGCTGTAGGATACTGAGAATGGTCCATAACGCCCATTTCAGCAAGGTCTTCAAAGATCTCAATCACCCGGGCTAGAGAATCAATACATATATTCTCTGGGACTAGAATAAAACTCCACGATCCCCGGATAATATAGCCTTCATGGTCACCTTCGTATTTCATGTGATCTCCAAGAGGGGGAATAATTCCTCTAAAAGCTGGTCTATTTTAGCGTTTTTTTCTTCAATAACGTCTTGGTGAATCCCAAAAGTGTGCATACACTGAGCGATCAATTCAACACACTGCTGCTGTTTCAAGCGATGGTCTTCACGCTCGTCTACTTCTTTTTCTAAATAGGCCTGGATTATCTCAGGCTGCGTGAGGCGGCTCATTGTTTAGCCCATCTATGAACGGATCGTGTTCTGGTTCGCCAGCAGGAGCAGCCATAGGGTGTCCAAATGCTGGGACTGGGTCGTAAACACCGCTTCTATTAAGGGCAATGTTGACGAGGTTCATATCTCGGATTTGAGAGGCAATTCGGCTTCCTATATGTTTGCGCATTTCCACTAGTTCTTGTGGGGTCATGCGGTCTATGTCTATTTTTATACCGTTGATACGTTCCATTTTGTTTTTTTTAAGACTCCGTTTTAAATATACACCTTCGTGATAAAATAAAGTAGTTAAATAGGAAATTTGGGGATTCTACCAGCGTCTGACCCCTGCCAATGAAACACAGATCAGTTAAATCAGTTATAGACTTTGAACTCTACTACGAAACAATGGGATCCAGACAAGAAACTATCCTAGACATACTTGCCTCACAGCTATAAAAGACAATAGGACCCCCTTATCCTTGTAGCTAGGATATAAGGGCCGATTTTTATATCTAAAACAGTGGCAGCGTCATAAGCATAGCAAAGGGCTAGGTTGCCGTGGTAGGGGGTGTTATAGCAGAGCCTAGACTTTACGCTATGACTACGATCTATCCGGATCTGCTACATGTTTTGGGTTTTGACATAGAGTACCTTTAACTCTTTTTATAAAAATGTATTTGCAAACATTTGACTTTTGTAGTACGCTGTAGGTACATTGAAAGTCAGCAGCTCCTTCGGGAGCTGTTTTCTTAATGTCTACCCCTTTTTGGTTTTCATTGAAAGTCAAAAAGTTAGTTTTTAGTGTACGTTAAAAATTTTACTATTGCAAGCACATACATAATGAGCGTATGATCTAAGTGTATTAACAATGAGGGAAAAACAAATGGACGAAAATCCAAAACCTGGCAAAGGGCAAACTTTTGATCCAGACGAACCTCAAACAAAAACAGAGCCTCAGGCTCAAGAAACAAAAGGAACTGTCACCTTAACACAAGAGCAGTTTGACGCACTTATTAAACGATTAGACGGGAGAAGCGTAACGGATATGGCGCCGGCCGTGTCTTTTGCTACCGGTCTACGGACTAACTCGCTGGGACAAGTGGTAGGGACAGTCACAAAATACTCTATAGATCCCGAGGACTACCCATCGCCAATAGAGGATCTTTTGGATGATTTTGAGAGGGATCCTAAAATGCGTAGATTTAATCTGAGGGATAATTATTATATCTCTTGGGATATGACGGCTAAACCCTATCAGACTAAGGATGGTCTTTCTGTGCAGGAACCAACTTTCCATGTTACGATCCACGAAAACGAATACGATGAGGAGGGAAATGAAACCGGCAGGTTCATAATCCGTAAGACGCTTCATTTTAACGAAGACGAAGAGTTAATAAATATCTTTGCTTCGGAGAATGGTATAGAAATTACGCCCGAAACACTGAAAGATTTGTATAAAAAAGTTCGTTACCAGAGGGTAAGGGACTGGATGGTGAACGAATACTTCTTTCCGCCCAGGATCTACTCTCAAAATGACGATGCTACCGAACTGGCAGTAGACGGTCACGTAGTGAAAGTGGTTACCAAAAGTAATGTAAAAGGCTGGGATAAAACTCCAGTCATTAAAGATGAGGAGTTATCGTGATACTTAAGAAGAAACAACCAAAAGTAATAGACCAAGCTATAGTTTTAAAAGCCTATGATGTAATAATGCTTCCTAATGGCAACGTTTATAGGGTGGAACCCGATCTAACCAAACTCAAACTTTTGGCTGTAGATAACATACCTGATGGCAGTGGAATATCAGCCCCACCAAAAGCAGATTGATGCCCACCGAGCGTTCTTAATAGATGGTTATAAACGTGGAACCCTCTTTTGGGGACGGCAGGTTGGTAAAACAATGTGGTCTGTTTATCAGGCCTGGATGTCTGCCGTCATGCATCAGGGGCAATACTTTATTATTTTTCGGACTTATTCCCAGGCGGCCCAGGTGGTTTGGAAGCAATACCTTCACACAGTCCCGAAAGAACTCATAGCCGGAAAACAAGGCATTAACAACGATGATTTACGAATTACGTTTAAGCACCTAGAAGGACCCGTTAAGGTGGCTGGACTTGGCTGGGTTAAGATAAAACACAACCCTGAGCTTCCACCTTCTACGATTCGGCTTTTAGGATCAGATCAGGCCGATTCACATAGAGGAAATAAGGCGCACGGGCTTATTTTTGACGAATATGCTGATCAAAACCCAGATAATTGGGAAGAGGTTTACAAATGGTTCCTAACGACCACAAAAGGCTGGGCGGCGTTTATGGGCACGCCTAAGGGATATAATCACTGGTACGACATGTTGGAATACGCCAACATAAAGAGCCATGGGTGGTACTTTTCCCGGGCTACCTGGAGAGATAATCCGGTAATTGATCCGGCTTGGGTAGCTAAAGAGCGAGAAGAGGCTGAGCTCAAAGGGACGCTTAACTCGTTCTTACAGGAAATGGAGCTGGAGTTCCGAGCGGTTCAGGGATCGGTTTACCCGACATTTAAGCGTTCTTTGCACGTGGTAAAACCCGAACAAATACCGAAAGAGGGTACTATTTACGTGGTGATAGATTTCGGTTATGCAGAAGACCATCCATTGGCAGTGAATTTTATTAAGGTAGATATAGAGGATCGTTGGTGGGTGTTTGACGAAATTCACGTAACTAAAACCGAATTAGATACCGTAATTGAAGACATTAAGCGCAAGACGGTGGATATGCGAGTAACGGCGTATGTAGGAGATGGCGCCAGACCCGACCTCGTAGCCTATATGCAGGGGAAAGGCCTTCCGGTGGTCCCTGCACCTAAAGGTATGGGGTCTGTTTTGTCTGGGATTGATCTACTGCGGATTCGTTTAAAACCCAGGGTCCAGTTAGTAGGAGATCCAAAGCCTAATATTATGTTTTCATCCGTGTGTAAAAATACAATTTTAGAGTTTGAGCAGTATAAGTATGCTGAAGGGAAAAAAGACCGCCCCGCCAACGAGCTTCCTCTCAAGAAGGACGATAACCATCCGGATGCAATTAGGTATCTTGCGTTATACTTGAAGAGCGGGTATAAAAAGGATAAAGATCCACCAAAAATGCAATGGGGAGAGTACGGTCTCCCAGTAGGAGCAATATGAAAGACGACATGCCGGTTTGGCTTAAGGATTTATATAAATCTACTAATGAAGTACCGTTTGGGGAAATTCACGTTCACAGGTTTCGTCATCGGACTAACATGTGGGAATTGGTAAAAGAAGTAATTTTATCTCCAAAAACTAATGAAGATGCATTTTTAGACCTCCAACAGTTATTAAATAACCTAGTTTCGTCAAAATTTAGTGGTAAATTGGAATTTTCGCTAGATTTTGATAAAGAGGGTATAATCAACCATATAACAATTAAAAACAAAGAAATTAAAAAGTATGGAACCTAGTAGCCTTAAAACAAAACTTACAAATCCCAATAATACAGCTCCATCTGGCGAAGATGACTATGAAAATATAAATCCAGAAACTTCAGGCGAGACTCAAGTTGACGAATATATTGAAAAAGTCCGAGCTGATTTTCGCTATGATCTTTTAGCACATGACAATTACATACAAAACTTTGATTCTTATGAGGCAATGCTTATATCTCGGCCTTACGACTCAGTGTCTAAAAAGATCCAAAATGGGCTTTCAGACGGTAGAACCACCACGATTTACCAAGAACGAGCCGCTAGGGTGTGTGGACAACTTCCTAAAGGCTCTATGCGGGCTGCTGGTAAGAAGGATGAGGGCGTAGCTGCAGTTCTGGACATTATTAGGCAAAAGTATGTCTATCCACATGCAAATGCCCAGGCTCCTCTCCTCCGAAAATACCGAAATTGGCAGTTTTATGCCTCAGTTTACGGATATATGCCCATGTTCTACGATTGGGAAGTAAACGAAAATAACGGTTATATTGGTCCACAGTGTTGGTTGTGGCACCCTAGGAATTTTGTGCCTCAGATTGGCAGAGCGTCTATAGAAGATATGGATTATTGTACCGCTTTAACTTTCGTATCTGAGCCATTTTTGAAAAATTTGCTTAAAATGGATCCGGAGGACGCTGAAGAAGGGGGTTGGGATTTAGACGAAGTTAAGATTCTGTGTGATTTGATAGAAGAACGCCTGAGGTTTCCAGATTCCCGTAGAGATTCTCTTTTGACCCGTGAGCGTCAATCTCAGGCTGAAAAAGGCCGAATTATGCTTGCAACCCGCTATGAGGCTGGGATGGACGGAAACTGGGTTACAATCGCTCCAGAGTACAACGGGGTTTGTGTCCGTTCTCTGCGTAATCCGCACCAAAATGGCAAAATACCCTTTGTTATAAAAGCGGCGACTGATACTTTTGATAACTTTTACAATCTAGGAGACTTTCAACGTGCAAAACCTCTTCAGTTCTTTAGCGATGGTCTTGATAATTTCTACGCTGCTGGTCTTAAACGTGGTCTTTACCCTCCTACTATTATTAATCCTGCTGGCGTTGTTAAGAGTTCTATCACACAAGATCCAGGGGCAATCTGGCAGGAAACGGTAGCTAATTCTATCCGAGAATACGCTACTTCTCCCGTAGGGCTAAATACTTACCAAGCAGCTAAAACCATGGTTAACGCTGCGCTTCTTAATCAGGCTGGAACTACGGATATGGCGTCAACCGACACTACGGCTGATCCAGCTTCTGGGAAAAGTCCGCAAGGAATCGCTCAACAGGCTCAAAGGGAGTCTGCACGAGACAATCAGGATAGATTTGATCTGGAGTCTGCGATAGAGATTTTGGAAGATCGCATGATGGGATTATTTGGGACGATGGCGACGGAGAACATTAATATTGATATGTTTGCTGAAGATTTTAAAGAAATTGCCGAAGCGGGGCTCATAGGCGTAGACGATAATGGTAACTTAATTGGTTCTTTGGCTAAAATGCTAGATATTAGTGAAAGTAAAAATAGTGCCAAAATGACCATTAAGCCGGCTTTCTTTAAGAATTTGTCGCTTAGATTTGAAATTGATCCTAACTCTACCGCCTCTTCCGATAAGCGTACCCAACTGTCTAACTTGGAGAATTTTGTTCAAGGAATTGGATCTTTACAGAACGTAATGACTCAAATAAACGACCAAGGCTGGATGTTAGATGTTGTCCAACTAGCTAAGTTAGAAGAGGACCTAGGAGACGTACCAGAAATGGGTAAGATATTCCGAAAGATGACTCCTCAAGAGCAACAGGCTTACCAGCAGTCTCAGCAACCAGCGCCTAAGCCTCCGACTGATATTGATACCACAGCCTACAAAGATTTACCTGAGTGGGCACAAATGCAAAGACTCCAAAAAGAAGGCTATACTGTACCTCCAAATGCTGATTTTTCTACTACAGACGATAAACTTAAAGCAGCTGAATTTGGTCTAAAAGCTCACGAAGCTATCCAACCAAAACCCGAAGCTACCCCTCCTCCAGAGTTTCATAATGGTAAACTAATTAAAGATCCTGTAATAGCAGATGCCCATAAAAAGGTAGGAGCAATAGCAAATGGCAGATAAGAATTTACTGGCAAGTTTTAGGCCATTAACTGATGATTTTAAAATTGAAGAACCTGATACTACTCCGGATGATTCTGACGAAAAACGACGTAAGAGCATAAGCAGAACGAAAAAATGGAAAGAATTTCTAGCATTCGTAGATCAACGGATTGAGCTTTATAAAGACTTTCAACCTGGGGTTAATCCGGCTATTACTAAAACGGACGACAACTGGCGAGTAGCAGATTGTGTTATTAAAGAATTGACGGTCTGGAAGAACTTCATAGATGATTAAGCGTTTAAAAACTGATAAAGATTACATAGAGGCTGGTGTAGAGCCTCCCGAGCATATTATTCACACCGGTTCGGAAACTGTACTTCAAGACACCCATTTACATTCCTGGGTAGCTAGAGGAAACTTTCTTCATTGCGAGGGATCGGAAACGGCCACAGCTCACGGCATCCCCTACGATCATCTTAATAAGGTTTTTGTAGGCACAGATGCGGACGGAGCACCAATTTTTAAAGACATTAAGGTTAGAAAGTTTATAGTTGTTGACAGTAGAGAGAAAAAGCCAGTATAGTATTAAACAATGGGGCCGTCCCCCCTTAAGCGGATGAAAGGAAAATTAAAATGGCAGACTCAGATGAGGATAAAACAACATTAGGGCAAGATACCCCTGATGCTACGGACGACCAACCCGTAGATAAGCCCGACGAGAACACCCCTCCGGTAGAAGAAGACGACAAGGATGACCAAAGTCGTCGTGAACGCCGAGAAGAACGTTATGTGGATCTTTTAGCTAACAAGATTAAAAGTACACCGCAGCCCGTTTATGAGGATAATTTGTTCAAACCGAGCGAATATGAACCTTTAGAATTTAAAGAGGGTGCAGAATACGATCCAGCTCAGTTAGAAGAAGATCGTAAGGCTGTCTCGGCTAATAAACTAGCCGAGGGAGTAGATCTAGGCTTCAAACGAGGAATGAACGCAGCTCAGGCCATCAAGTGGGAAACCAACTTTATGATGGATGCTAAAGACGTTAAGTCCGAGTACGGAGAAAAGCTAGATCCTAAGATAGAAAAAGCTGTTGTCCAAGATTATATCGCTGCTAGTGGTATAACTCAGGACGCTAAAGGCAGATTAAATATCGCTAATCCCAATATAAACTTTAAAGAATTCTTTGACAAAGAGATGGATAAAATGGAGACCTATGCAGCTCTCGCAAGAGCTGAATCTTCAGATAATGTAGCCAAACAAGCTGCTAAAGGCGCAATTCGGCCTACCACAGCTTCTAAGCCTACAAAAGGTGATCACGGATTTGATCCAAACGATCCCGTAAGATCTGTAGCTAGAATGACTAGCGAACAGTATCATGAACTCGGCGGCAAAGAAGCTAGTGATGCGTACCTAGCGGAACGTGGACTAGCCCCGAAATAGTTTTCAATAAAAAATAAAGAGAAGGAAATAAAGTTATGGCGGATGTCACAACGACCACTGAGGCCTATCTAATAGCGCAGAAGTGGACAAAAGAAGTTGAACTACCTTTTTATAAGGCTCTTCGCTTCCAAGCTTTGGTAACACAGCGTGGAAACCTAGTTCAGGATGGTGGTAACATCATCAACGTACCATTCCTGGGTACGCTAAACGCCAGGAGCAAAGCAGCCTCAACTAACGTCACTTATGACGCCAACACTGAGACTACTATTACCATAAACATTAACAAGCAAACCTACTCAGCTGTCCTTATTGAGGACATCGCTAAGGTACAGGCTAGCTATGACCTGCAGTCTCTTTATCGTGCTGCTCAGGCCGAAGCTGTTGCTAGGCAGGTTGATACCGATATTGCTTCCCTTTACACAGGGGCTGGTACTACTGTTTCAGCCGGTGCTACTGTTACTGACCCGAACGTCATATCTGTTGTTCAGACTTTTGATGCTAACAACGTTCCTCGTAGCGAACGTTACGGCATAATTGGTGCTTACACCGAATCTGACCTATTGAACGTCAACAAGTATGTTGCTTACGATCAAACTGGTCAAACAGGTGTTGCGGTTAAAGAAACAGCTTCCGATGACTCCCTTGTAGGACGTTTGTACGGCATGGAACTACATATGTCAAACAACGTTGTAGTAACTGGTGGTTCAGGTTACGACGTCTTCTTCCACAAGAAGGGACTATCCATTGCTATGCAGCTTCCTCCAACTTACAAAATGGAAGACTCTGTTGATGCAATCGGTATGAAAGCTGTACTTCACTGTATTTACGGTGTAGCAGTTGAAAGGTCAACTGCTGTAGTAGCGCTTTCAAGAACTACTAACGCCTAATAGGTCGCTTGGGGCTGGCGCACAGCCCCTCTAAAAGAAAAGGAAATAAAAATGTCTAAAGCAGAATATATTGCAAACAGCTCGGACTTCGTTTACAACGCTAGTACTCAAGCTGGTGTAGCACTTTCTACGGGACTATCTACAACTCAGACTGGTTTTACCCTGACTAATCCATTTAACTCAGGCTATAACTTGATCCTGTTGCAGATATTTGTCACGCCTACGACTATTCCGGCAGCTACAGCGTCTATTGTCTTGACCGCAAATATTGCTACCGCAGCTAGTTCCACGGCAGTAGTCCAGACTACTGCGTTAACTGTAAGAAACGCTAAGTTAGGCGCAGGTTCTAATGCTGTAGGATTGGCGGCTTCTGCTGCTACCTTACCAGCTGCTCCAGTTGTTGTAGCGCCCTTGGGAGGTATTGCTGGAACTACTGACGTTGCTTCACCTAGTACCCTCCTAACCAACCTAGATGGTGGTTTTGTAGTCAGTCCAGGAAGCGCCGTTTCGGTCAACTCGTTAACCACAGCAATTACTTGTATCGTGGCAATGAACTGGGCCGAAGTAGCAGCATTTTAGTGTTACAATATAAACATTAACTAAAAGGAGAATGTTATGTCCCCAGATGAGACAACTTCTGCTCCAGTAGACTCTACGGTTCCACCCGTAGTGGATCCTGCTGTAGCTGCCACAGATGAGCCCGTAGAGGCTCCTGCTGCGTCTGCAGAGCCAGCAACGGCTCCAGACGTACCAGTATCAGCTCCCGAGGCTCCAGCACCAGCTGCTGAGACTCCAGAGCCTTCACCTGAGCCAGAAACAACTCCAGCCGACCAAGGAGAGGCAACTGCAAAGCCTCCGGTAGAGGACACTATTACGAGTGCTCCTTTGCCTGAAAATCCTGCTCCAGCGGAGCCGACTGAAGAAGTTTCTACGCCAGAGGAAGACAAAGAGGCTGAAAGGCTTGACAGTGAGGCTGAAAAGCACGCTGCTGAGGCTGCCAGTGAAAGTACAGAAGCCGCTCAAGATCTCTCCCCTGAGGAGGAGGCCGCTGCTTCAACCGATTCGCATATTGACGGATCAAACATAGGCCAAACAACAGCTGGAGATTTTCAAGAAAATCTACCTAAAAATGAAAATGGACAGGTAGAAATAGACGAGAATGGCAAAGTTGTAGGTCTGTGATACAATAAATAAGTCTCAATCTATACACTACTTAAGAGGTTGAGTTTACGATATGAAACCGCCACTCCACTGGCGGTTTTGTATTTATGGTATAGTTGGTTTATGCAACTATTACATGATAACGTGGCTGTGGAGCAGGATGCGCCACAAAAAGAGACAGAGGCCGGTATTTTACTGGCAGAACAGATAGCTACTTACTCGCCCATTGGTACTATTGAGGGTGTAGCACCGAACATAAGCGGTATAAAAAAAGGTGATAGGGTAATATATCAGCCCCACGGGGGTCAGTTTGTTAAATTTGAGGGAAAGGAGCTAGACATTGTCCCTTATGGGTCAATTTTAGCGAAGATTAAGTGAGATCTGCATCTAAAGATATAGCTTTAACTAACCGTAAGACGACTAAATTTGGTGAAGCGGTTAAAAAGCAGATAGGCAGCGCCACGCTGAGGGATTTTGGAGGTCGGGCAAAGGTGACAATGAGGTGGAACCTGAATCCGGCCTCTATAAGGGATCAGGTTTTTGAACTCTCTATTAATGGAGAAAAGGCGTATATAGACTTGGAGCAATTATTGGCATATACTAGGCTCATGTAGCGTGATAAACTAAAAATATAAAAGGAAAATAAAAATGGCTTTAGATGATGTAGCTCAACCCGATTCAAATGATATTCCCCAGGTAGATCTGGCTGCTCTGTCTTTTGGATATAATCCCTTTGTTCTTCCAGCTACCCTACCCTCTACCCCAGCCCCTTTAACCAGTAGTTCTGGTAAGTTTGGCGGGTACGCCGTGATGAACACTACTACCTCCCTAGCTTACTTATTTATTTGGGATTCAACAGCCGCCCCCACAATAGGCACAAACGCTCCTAGGATAATTATTCCTCTTCCTTATAACGCAACTACTGGCAACGGCACAATGGCTAACCTTGATTTAGATAATGGAGTTAAGATACAGCATCAGCAGTGGTATTGTATTTCCAGTTCTTATAGCGGTGCGGCTCAAACGTCTGGTGTAGTAGGAACACTGTTTGTAATATAAGGAGAAGGTATACCTCCAGTCCCCATAGTCTCAACAACAGCCTTGTCAAGCTATACGTCAGATGAAACTGGTGCCACTTACACTATTAACACTGGGGGATATAATAACGTACAGGGAGATCATCTGCTGTTTGCTATAACTGGTAATTCAGGCAACTCTACATTCAATGAACATTGTGGTTCTGGCAACTTTAATACTATAGCTACAGACTTAGGGCTAGAGGTAAACCGAAACCTAGTTGTAGCTGGATGGTGCATGAACTATGCACGAGACGAGATCCTAGGCGGTCAACTAGGCGCTCAAGGACAAAGACAGTTTACTAGCGTATCGGTTGGGGGGGTAGCACCGAATCTATCGGAGGAATACTGTTCATGTTAGATACTGCTTTACCTATAGATTATATGGCTGGAGTGCTGCCCGCAGCTGGTGTTGGTAGCTAACGTGATATGATGAAAGCATGGATAAAAAACAAAATAATGACGAAATAACTAAAAGAGATTATCGGATTGCAGTTCGGGGTATTATAGAAGCGTTAGGGCGGCTTTCCAAAGAGCTACAGCTCAAGCTTGGTGATGTAGAAAAAGCGGCTAAGACGTTTCCCGAAATTCCCCAACCTAACATAAGCATTAAGGCTCCCATAGTGAAAGTTGACGCCCCTAACCTCAAAGGGATAGAGGTTTTATTATCTAAAGAACTGCCTAAGCTTTTAAAACAGTTGACAGACTCTATTCCTGAAACGCCTGAAACAGACCTGAGCGGTGTAGAAAAAGCGTTGGAGAAGCTTCTTTATACTATGGCTGAGGTTAGAGACCGTAAAATCCCTGTTCCTCAGATGCCCACCACGCTAAAAGTTACTAACCCGAACGGAACTCCGGTAGGATCTGAAGCTTTACCTCTCTCTACCACGCCTTTAGTGGGTCAAGCAGTAATTTCTACTACGGGCACAGCCGTAAACCTAGAATCAGGAAGTAGCCAAGCACTTCTTAATGGTTTGATTGTGACCGCAAACGCTAACAATGTAGCAGATGTCTGTTTAGGAACATTTGATGTAGAAAACATAACAAATGGGGCTGGTAATGGATATGTTCTCCAACCAGGTGCTTCTATTTCTTTTGCCCTAGCTAACTCAGACGAACTATGGGTCACAGGAACAGCAAATGATTCAATAAGCTGGGCTGGTAGCTAAAATGTTACCCTATGCTGGCCCCCCTCCAAAAACTGAGGTTATAGTAGTAAGCTCTGATCCTACTACGGGTGAAGAGGGGGTATTTTATATGGTTAGTGGAGATCCCACTACCCTTTGGTACTTTATTAATGGGAATCGTTATTATATTACGGGAACGGAAGATAACCCAACACCACCACCGTCGGGAAGGACCTATGGCATTTTGCTTGCTGTTCCTATAACATAGAAGTATAAAAGGAAAATAAACAATGTCCGGACAAACAAACATACCTATTACTGAAGGAAGCGGAACTGACATAGATGCTTCTCAGACCACAGGTACTGGTAACTTACGACAAACCATCACAATAGGAGATCCTTTAACCGACGGCGACGTTGCACAAGTAACCTCTGCAAAGGCTCTACAAGTGGATATTGGGGCTACTACCGCCAACTCTACAGCTTTGAAGGTAGAGGGCGCAGGTACAGCCGGTACTCCATCTGGTGGTGTTCTTAGTATTCAAGGTGTGTCTAGTGGAACAGCTGTACCGGTTTCCCTTTCTTCTGTGGCTGTAACTCAAGCTACGGCATCCAGTCTTAATGTCCAGTCACAAATTTATGATGGTACAAATATAGCTAATGTAGTAGCGGGAGACTCGGGATTTAATGGTCTAGCGGTAGCTTCAGCCACAAAAACTTACACATTCTCTACATCCTCAAGCGGTGCTCAGACAATTTTAGCTAATACACCTACGGAAGGGTTTAGCTACATAGAAATAGTATTTAGTTCGGTTGGGTCGGGGCTAGCTCTTAGCGGTCAGTACTCTACGGCAAGTGGTGGTACTTATAGTAACAGTTCCACTTTTAGTTCATCCTCAGGCGGTGCAGTAACTACGCTAGGAACTTCTGCTAGCACTGTTTACTTTGGCCCTATACGAGGAAACTATTTTCAAATTGCAGTATCAGCTTTAACATCGGGAACTTTTGCAGGGACAGTGACTCTTAGAGCAACTGCACCACCTCCAACCACTGTAAATGTAACCCAGCAAGGTACGTGGACAGTAGGCTCTAACTCTGCCACCGGATCAGCCGTTCCCGCTAACGCATTTTACGCAGCCATGGATAACTCTGGCGGTAACCTCACGGGACTACGGACTGTGGGAGCCATGGGGGATGCTGGATCAGCGGATATCATTCTAGCCGTAGGACAAGGTATATTCAATGGCACCAACTGGGACAGAATAAGGAGCGCAAATGCTGCTGCTGGCACTACAGGAACAGGTTTAACAGGAGTCGGACTTTTAGGATATGATGGCACAGACTGGCAGTACACAGGGATAGATGCTTCTCATAACTTAAAAGTAAATATAGAAGCCATAGGAGCTACAAGTTTGCCTGTGGTTGGTTTAGGTACGGCCGGTTCACCGTCGGGTGGAGTTTTGACTGTTCAGGGTGCTTCCAGTATGACAGCTCTTTCAACCACAGATACCAATATAGCTAGTACTACGGCCGCTTTAAATGGTACTTTACCAGCGGACGCTTCTTTAGATGGCGCTCAGGTCAGGACAAGTGAGCAATCTGCGCTCTCAAATGGGAAAATAACAGCCTATGTGGCGGACAAAGTAGGTAAGCAAATCGTTCTATTAAATGCTAACCCAGAGAACTTTGGGTCGGCCGTGGCAACGGCCACAGGGACAAGCTCTACTTCTACTGGGCTATCTAGTCCAGGATCAGGGCTTAAGTGGTACATTACAGATATTATCCTTACTAATTCTGGAGGTACTACAGTGACAGTAAACTTACAAAATGGTTCGGGAGGGTCTACAATAGCCACAGGGATAGCCCCGGCTGGAGGCGGTCATAGTATTAACTTCAGGACCCCGTTAAATAGTATGTCTACTAATACAGTTCCATACTTTGCTTGTTCAGGAAGTTCATCTACTGTTTCAATAACAATATCGGGATATATAGGAGCTTAATATGTTACCCACGGAAGCTAACATACAGTCAGTAGTAAATAACGAAGACGGCTGGAGCGTTTTAGTAACATATACAGACCAAAACGGTGCTGAATATTCTACTAACTTTCCTTATGCGGGAGCGCCAGACCAAATTGACGTGACGGCTGAAGATAACTACACCTATTACGAGAGTCTAATTACGGGGTAGCATGGCGAGCATAAATGCAGAAGTAACGGGCGCTGGAGGAAGTGGCGCTAGCGCTGGTACGGCTAACGCTTCTGGTGGAGGTGGTGGTGGCGGCTATGCTGAAGGTAGTATTTCGGTTACAAATGGGACCGGATATACAGTTACGGTCGGGCAAGGTGGCGCAGCCGTCAATAATGCTGTTGGCAACCAGGGTGGTACGTCTTCCTTTGACAGTACAAGTATCTTAGAGGCGACAGGTGGAGCTGGAGGCAGCCAAACTACGGGTACGGCCAGCGGTGGTGCTGGTTCGGGTTCTGGAGCTTCCGTAACTAATACGGGTGGTACGGGATCGGGTAGAGAGTCTGCTGGAATATCTGGAGCTGGAGGGGGTGCAGCGGCTTACGGAAGTGCGGGTGGGAACGCTTCTAATAATACGGCTGGTACAGCTGGTACGGGTAACCTTACAGGCTCATCTAATAATGCAGGGGCAGGTGGAACTGGCATAACCAATACCACTACCAACGGAAACCCAGGCAACAACTATGGTGGTGGTGGCTCAGGCTGTAGGGGGACAAGTAATACAAGTGGTGCGGGTGCTAACGGTATAGTGGTTTTGTCTGCGCCAGTAGGTACGTTTAGCGCTTCCGGTACGACTGGTGGGACTCACACCCAGGCCGGTGGTTACGATATCTGGACATTTACAAGTTCAGGAACGTGGACTCCGGCAGCTCCTTCGGGTGCTAGTTCTGTAGCAGGGTTTTTACTTACCCTGGGCGCAGGGGCCTAATGTTGCTTTAACTACACAGGGTGGTATTATATTTATAGAAAACTAAAAGGAAACAAAAATGGCAACAACTGGAATATCTGGCTTAGTAAACGGTAACGCTGCTGCCGGAGTCCCTATAGCGGGATCTATGGAGGCGGGGACTCCACCTACAGCTCCTACCCCTACTCTTAATACACATGGGTTTTATGCACCAGGGCAAGGAACTCAAGCTACTGCTACCCCTACTAGTCCGACCCCTACTCCTTCTTCTACTTCTAGCGGACCTTCTGCAGCTCAGCAAGCGCAAGACGCCTTAAACGCTAAAATTAGTGAGCTTATTATAACAGGTACAAACGCTGCTCAAGCTGGGGGAACGGCTGGCACAGCTTCCGGAGTAGAGAATATAACCGATCTAGGCTCTAACGCCTATGCTACTTTAGAAAATCAGCAAAACGCTATCAATGAAGCAAACCTTCAGACTGGCGTGACTCAAATTAACTCTATTAAGCAGTTAATGAATACTATCCACGATGGTTTACAAGGGGTGGGAGTCAATTTGGGTGATAGTAATGCACTTAGTTCCTCCGCAGCTGGTGCTGCTGCTAGAGCTTATGCTAACTACGGTAACGTAGGTGTGAACACCGCCAACAACACGGCAGCGGTGGCTAACCAGGCGGAGGATGTTCAACAGACCGACTTAGGGAACTTAATAGCTGCTAATAAGACACAGTTAGATGCTGCTAGAGACGCTGCCATCACAAGTATTACAGCTCAGGCGGCTCAAGCTTTAGACTCCTTACAAACTCAGATAACTTACTTGGGGGGAGACCCTAATTCAGTCCCAGTACAAAACATTAAAAATGGAATTATCCAGTCAGCTCAGGATGATTTAGCAACTGTAGATCAAAATTACCAAAACATGCTTAATGGTATTATTCCGGCTACTGCTACTCAGACTGAACAGGCGGCTGAGTCTGCCTCCAACGCTGGAGTTCTTCCAAGTTCTGAGACGCCTTTCCAGACTACCTCTCTACTATCTAATCCAGAAACTGCTCAGACTCAAACGCCAGCAGCAACTTTGATACCCTTAACACTGGGGCCAGTAAATGGGAGTGGTGATCAGAATCAGGGGACTTAAAAATGTCTCTAAAACTAACGGGTAAAGGTTCAATCTTAGATACAGTAGCTAATGCTACAGTTGCCGGAGTTAAGGACGTAGGAGATCTAGCTTCCGCTGGTTTAGACAAGATCGTGGGCAACTCCCAGGGTGCAGATCAATCTCTAGCTGCTATCAAAAGTAACGATCAGAATCTCTCTGGCGAAAATGTCGGATCTAACATAAGCGGTTTAGGTTCAGATCTAGTTCAGGGAGGTGTTAATCCTATTGCCAGACCGGTAGTTGGTTTAGGAATAGGGTTAGGTGAGGATGTAACTGGCAGTCCTCCGCAGGATGAAACAGGCTTAGGCGCAGATTTAACTAACTATGCCTCAGATAATGGAAAGATTAAGAATTTAGGCTCTCCTAGACAGTTATTAGGAAACGCTATTCAAACGGGTGTTAACGTAGCTACCTTAGGTAAGGGATCAACTTTAGAAGGAGCAGTAGAGGGTGGGGTTAAAGATGTATTGGGTAATGATTTAGAAGGCCGAGTAGTTGGGAGAGTAGTGGGTGGAGCAGCAACGGGGGCTGCTATAGGGGCTGGGTATGGTACGGGGACCGCAGTTGCTAGCGCTAAAACGCCAGGCGAAGCTGTGAAAGATATTGCCACCCCAGCTGTACAGATAGGCGCTATAGGGGGGGTAGCTGGTTTGGCCTCGGAAGTACCTGACTTAAAGGAAAATGCTACTCCTCTGGACGAGGTGGGTGGAATTAACAACCGCCCAGTTCCAAAACCTAGTGATTTACCAGAACCCAACCCTCCAGAAAATGCCGAAGAGTTAATAGCTCAGAATAATCCTCTTAATCCTACCCCTCCTGTTACTCCTGATACCGTTAGCACCCCTGAAGGCCCTGAACCAGACCCGGAGGAGATGATGGCTATCACCCAAAATGTTCAAGATGATCTTCAGCAGCCTATAGATTTTACAAAAGTTGGAGGGGCTAATCAGGAACTAAATCAAACCATAAACACTTTAGCTAATCACTTCAAACAACGGGACTTGGCAAGTAGGGCGCAGCCCACTGATCTGTATAAGCAGATTAAGGCTCAGGGAGGGATCGCTCGTAGTTACTACGAAGATATTCCGCTATATCTTAAGAATAGTAAGGGCACTTCCCTAGATGAGATAGCTAGTAACCTTGGGTATAAAAGTGATGCTGAACTCCATGATGCGATTCTACGAGAGCGAGAAGTCAGAGGAGGTGGTAAGCCTACTGTTCAGGATCCCGAAGGGTATAAAGAAGAAGCAAAAGCATATATTGCCGCTCATCCTCAAGAATTTGACAATGTCATACAGAGAGCTAAGGCAGAAAAAGACATAGATAGTTATCTAAAAGCTGATAAAACTTCGGGGTATTCTAAGGCTAAATATCAGATACCAAAAGGAGCACCAGCCAAGAAGTTTATTCAGGCATTATGGGATAAGACTCACTCTCCCGAACATGCAGCTGCTATGGATGTAGGTGCACAGCTAGGCGACGTAAGAACTACCTTAAAAGCTGAAGAAGCGCTTAGGGATCAGTCACGGGCTGAATATAACAAAATGCTTAAAAACCCTCCTGACCCTGAAACTGTCAGAGCTAAGGCTGCTGAACTCAACTCCTTAGAAGGACGAGTAAGAAACTTAAAGAACCAAGAAACTCACTACGCTCAGACCTACGGGAAGATTCGTACTCAACTGGACGAAAAATATCCAGACTTCAATTTAACCGCCAAAAAAGGTGTACGCCTTACAACAAAAGGAGCTGGGTTTGAGACTGCCAAGCCAGTTAAAGTGATCTCTTCTACCCCAGCCCCAGAAGCTGTCCCAACGGCGCCTCCTGCTCCTTTAAGTAATGAACCAGGCGCACCACTAACTCCAGAAACTTACGCTAAGGTCTTCGGGGTATCTCTGGATAAGGCCAAGGCTGATCTAGCTGCTGAAGAGAAGCTAGAACATACTACCGAAGCTCCAGGGCGTAGTATTGTGGGCGACAGAGCTATCCTAGAGGGCATAAAAAACGGCGACAGTGATGCTGCTCTGGTGCGAGGCTATATGGACGCTACGGGCGTGGATGAGGCAACCGCCACAAAAGCTGTTGGGATTTTATCTCAAAATGAGCACGTAGACAGTTTTGGTAATCCAGAAAACAATCCTATGTATGGGAGGGTGGCGGATTATGAGATTGGTAAAGCCCCTGAAGTTAAAGGACTAAATAAAGTTTTACTCACTACCAAAAAGGGTGTGCAACATTTACAGACTAATCCCCTTATAAATAAGGCTCTCCTACGAGCCACAGGTCCAGGCAAGCTGTTGGAAGTGGAACGAGACCTAGCTAAGAGAACATGGGATCAACTGAGTCCCGAAGACCAAGCATTAGCGGATAAGCTAAGAGGTAATGATATAGAAACGGTTGCTAAAGAAGCTAAAGATCCTCAGTTATTTACTGAATATGCAACCCAAGCAAAGAGAATAGAAGACACCATCCACGCTACACGGGCTACAGACGCCGTAGGAGACCCTACAGGCCTTTATAGGCGCAATTACGGTGCCGGCTTCCACGTAGCTGATGAGAAGGGAGTTCCTACAAATATAGATCAGTTTGTTGGTAAGGAAATGCCTTGGATGAAAGGACGTAATTTTAATAATTATGAAGATGTGGAGAGGGCTTCTGGCTTGAAACGTTCTACGGCTAACTTCCACGAGGATGTAGAAAAAGACGTAGCTACTGCTGATAGATACATCTCTACTCATAGCTTGGCGAATGGCTTAAATGAAGCTTTTGGAGAAGGCGCAGCTCATTATGGCAATACAGACGTTCCAGCTGACTTAAAACCGCTTCAAGAATTTACTGACGGCACGGGAAAGCCCTTAGTCTTTGCCCGAAAAGACATAGCAGATAGAATAAATGATCGCCAGCAGTATCAGTATCGGACTGATGCTCTTGGGAACCTTCTAAGAGGATATGACAGTCTAAACGGGGCCGTGAAAACTCTTAAATTATCTTTTGGTGGATTTCACAACATTAACATAGGCTTATCCCAGGCAGTCTTAGATACTCCTAAAACCCTAGACACTCTTCAGGCTTGGGGAAGTGATCCGTACTACAGAGCGCAGTTAGAGAATGCTATAGAGGATGGTTCTTTAGAGAAAGCCTTACACGGTGGTATCACGCTGGATGCTGGAGCAGAGTTTGACAAAACTGGCTCCGCCTTAGATAAGATTGATGACATGCCTGGCATTAAGCAACTCCACTCTTCTTTGTTCCAAAGGCAAATTCCTATGAGCAAACTTTTGGTGTTCCAAAAATACACTAAAGACCTTACTTTAGATAAAGATTACGACACTATCCGAGGGGTTGCCCGTGTTACCAACAACGTCTTCGGAGGCATTAACCGAATGGTGGATGGTATGAGTGCCTCTAGGCTTAAACTTATAGGACGGGCCGTACTAGCGACAGACTATAACGAAGGACAAATCCGTGTCTTACTGAGCGCTCTTTCTAAAGGAGGGGTGGAAGGTCGTATTGCTAGACAAATGATCGGGGGAAGAATGGCTCTTCTTGCTGCTCCAGGTACTATACAGGCTATTGCAGATAAAAAAGCTACTACCCCTGAACAGATTGCCAAATTAGTTGGACATCAATTATTTAACCCGACAATCCAGACTCCTTGGAAAACTGCGGGTGGTAATCCTAAGCAGATCGCTCTACTAGCAACAGTAACTAATAAGTTTGCTCGTGCCGTTGAACCAGCCCTTAATAGTAATAACCCAGATAAATTATCGGGTCTGAAACAGGAACTAGCTGGTAATACTAGTGCTCTCGCCTCTGCCCTGGAGGAAGAATACCAAAACTCTGACTATTATGGAGATCCTATGCATGGACACGGTCTTACGGCAGCCGAGGATGTAGGGAACTTAGTTAATGCAGCTGCTCCTATTCCAGCTCAACCAGTGGGTAGGGCGCTAGAAAACGTTAAAGGACTGGCTAACAATAAAGCTATACAGATTGTGTCTGGTGGACAGTCAGCTATCTCACCGGTGGAGGCTGGAGTGGACATAAGTGGTATCGGTAGGGGCCAAGCCAATCCCGACAGCCCAGAACTTCAAATTCTTAATAATCGTCAGTTAATGTACGAAGGGTTGCCAACCACGGCAGACAAAAATGCTTTATCAAATATCCACCCTAGTTGGAGTGGTAGCCTAACAAAGGCTGAAGAGAATGCTGCGTATGCTAATCCTAATTATGAGGTAAACAAGTGGAACTCTTTGAGGGAAAACGCTCCAGACACACCGGTTTACACGGCCTTGAAAAAACAAAACGCTATGGCGGAAAAGAACGGGGAACCTGGCGATCCACTGCTAAGCTTAAGCGCTCACGATTATAAAATTGTGACTGAATACGAGTTTCTAAAGCATGCTGATGAAGGTCCAGGTGCTAACAACACCGCAGCTGTTATGTACTCTCAGAATAAGGCTATGATTGACAAATACGAAACCGACGAGAACAATTACGGAAATAAGATGAACGCTCTCTACAATCAAAGCCAGGGGCTTAAAGGAAGTAACGAACCTACCGAAAAGGTCGGAGGTGCTCCTCAATATACGGAGACTCCAGAGCAAGAAAAATTAGCAAACCAATATTACGCTATGACAGACGGAAATAGTACTTCCCAACAGAGAGCGCAGTTCCTAACAGATAATCCTGAGCTGAATCAGTTGTTCAATGCTCAGTTTAACGCCGAGAATACTATCCGTAAACAACAGGGAGAACCTCTACTAAAGCCTTACCCTCAGGCCTCTAGTGCTCTTAATGATTTCATGAATACCTATACGGCAGCCTCTAAAGCCGATAGAGCAACGCTGAGAAATGACAATCCTTCTTCATACACGGCTATGCAGAACTACCTAGCCCAGGTAGATGAATATCTAGTTTCAGAGACAGCAGGACAAGCTAATTTCCAAGGTCAGAGTCTTACTCAGAGCAATCTAAAAGAAATCTACGACCTAGGACAATACGACATAGCACCTACCGAGAATGATGACGGAACCACAACATATTCAGTTAATCCTACAGCTGCCTACAACGATTCTTCTTCAGGGAGTGGATCCTCCGGTGGCTCAAGCACGGAGGTTAACGACCTTATTAACGACTTAGACCGTGAACATGCTGTAGAGACCGTTAAATATATGGGTAGAAAAGCTTACATCAAGAAGCTTAATAGCCATCGTAAAGTTTATTTACCTCAACCTAAGCACATACAACTGAAGGGTCAAAAAGCTTTCCAACTTCCCTCTCAAGCTAAAACTAAAGCAAAGAATACGCCTATTGTGGTGTAAAATAAAGAAAAAGGAAAAATAAACATGAGCGATACTTTTCAAACAATGTTCCAGGAATATTACGTCCTCTTCCGAGGAGATAATACAATTCCTACCCAGACTGATCCCGAGTGGTCTATTGCTGTCTATGCTGGCAACAGGGCGATTCGCAGATGGGCAAATGTGGACGGAGAAGAGTGGGACGTTTTATGGGACGTAGCTTCAAATAACGGATTTTCTTATACCTACGAAGGAGTGGACGCCAGTCCAACCATAACCACTTACGTTTGTCCTACAAACATGGCTAGACCTGGAGGATTTGTCCAAATGACTGATCCTGTATCTCAAAGCTGGATTCACATTGCGGTAGTTAAGTTACAAGATGTTCAGTTTCAGACTTCTTCGGAGCCGTATGCTTACTTCACTGGAGGTACTGAGGTAGGTTGGACAATGCATCTTAATTTCTCCGGGTCTTCAAACTATGGTTGGATCATAGACTTTCCCATGTATAAGGTACCCACTTACTTCAACGCTACGCTGAGCGCAGACGGAGCAACTGTGGAAGAAACTGGCTCTACCGTCTCTGAATGTCCCGACTCTTCCTATATCATCAACTCTATGCTGGCTGGGCGTCTGTTTGAAACTCGTAACCCGTTTTTCCAAGAGGCTCAGAGACAAGCAGAGGTAGCGCTTAAAGGTATGCAGATTAAAAACGGAACTGGAACTCCAGGAAATACTTGGAATCTTAATGATAATAATAAGACGGGAGTGTTTGGGCCTGAGAATACTCCGGCGATAACTAACTCAGGCTTCGGATTCTAACGTGGCAGAAGATCTCACCGTAAACATTCCAATGAAGTTTCCGGCTGAGGCTACACTCAGTCAAAGCTTATTTGATGCTGGGGTTGTTACCTTAATAAACGAGTCTAATCTAGCACAGAATATGCTCTCGGAAGCTACCAATATAATGCTTTACGAGAAGGGAGCGCCTGGGCCACGCTGGGGAACTGACTGGTTTGGGTCAGAACTTCCTGGAGGGTTAGCTATAGATGGCGCAGGAATGTACCAAAGCGCTGCTGATGCTAACCATCTGCTGGTAGTCTCGGGAGGGACTATCTATAGATCCACTAACGATGGGGCAACCTGGACTGCTTGTACGGGCGCCTCTTTCACTTCGGGCAAGAAGGCATACTTTTCTCAAGGATCTTCGGACGGGTCCGGCAATAACTATCTTTATATAACCAACGGCTACGACTACCCTATTAGGTATAACGGAACCACCACTTTAGTGCCTTTTATTGCTATTTCACCACCTTCAGCTCCTACAGTTACCGAGACAGGGCTTACTAGCGGAGTTTACGAATATTTCTACCGAATCTCAGCCGTTAATGAGGTGGGATTTACTCAGGCGTCTGCGTCGGGGACGATCACCACGAATGTATCACGTGAGAGCTGGGATCCCACTAACACGGGTGATTATTATGTTACCTTGAGCTGGCCAGCGGTTTCGGGAGCCGTCAGATACGACATTTACTTAGCCGAAGATGCTTCTGATGATGCTGCTAATAACAACTATTATCTTGATTCTGTAGGAGCTGTTTCTTCTCCAGGCTATGTGGACAACGGTCAGATAGCCCTTAATCCAAACACAACAGCTCCTCTTGAAAACACCTCTGGAGGTCCAAGAGTGCGTGAACTTGTCCCTATCGGATCAAGGATGTGGGGGGTAGAAGACAGAGATTTTCCTTATAGGGTATGGTGGACCGGTTCTGGTCCTTTTGTAGGCTACTTTTCAGATTCTTATGATGGTGGATATATTGACCTTGAATTAGGCTCTCAGCGCTATCCTGTGCAAGTCATAGACTACAGAGATGGTAAAGGAGATCCTCTTACTACCGTATTCTGTAATTCAGCTAACTCCATCGGCTGTATTTGGCAAATTTCTCTGGTAGCTACCACACTGCTTGATACACAGTTTACTCAGCCATCGGCTAATAAGCTGGCTGGATCCAGAGGAACCCCCGCTCCTAACTCGGTTGTCTCAGTTCTAAATGACTTTATGTTCTTTAACTACCAGGCAGTTTACGACCTAGGCTCCCGTCAGCAACTTTTTAACTTACTGTCTTCGGACGAATACTCCGCCAACATCCGCCCTACTCTTATATCTAACATCAATCCAGCCGCTAACTCCTCAGTCTCAGCTTTCTTCTACTTGGCAAAGGTGTTTATATCGGCTCCATTTAACTCTACTGTGAATAATACAACAATGGTTTGGGACTCAGAACGTAAAGCTTGGATCCCCTACGCCTATACCCTAGGGATGGAAAGGATGCTTCAATACACTGATACCACTGGTATTAACCACATGCTTTTCTGGAAGCCAGGTGACGCTCAGTTAAGCGAAACTTCTCAGTTTATTTTAGGAGATTATGGCGAAGTTTTCCAAACTTCCCTCACCACCGGTCTGATCCCTACTGTTCCGAAAGACAGGTTTGGTTTTGCCCAGATAGATACGGGCTATTTGGAGTTTGCTAATCCCGCTGGAGGAATTAACGTTGAACTTCTTGGGATAGACCGTACTGTAGGCTTTAGAACCCAAAAAACTGTTACTCTAACCCCGTCGGCTACTTCTTCAAATGTAGGGTGGTCTACTTTTGTCTGGTCGGCGACGCCATGGTCTTACGCTTCTGCCACTGCTACAAACTATTCTGAGTCCTCTGCAAAAAGATACTTCTTTGTTAATAAGGAACTCAATGCTTACCAGTATCGTATTACCACTTTTACAAATATATCGCAGTATATATTAAGGACCCTAGAAGTTACCGGAACACCTACGCTGTCTGGTCCTCCACCAGCCTGGAGGTTGAATGCAACTTAAATGTGATATAGTAAAATGAGTCAAATAAAAGAGAAATAAAAAATGCCAAATGTGTCTTCTGTAACAGATAACTTTTTCCCAACAGCTTACGAGAATACTGTACCTATGACTCTAACCAGTACTATAACTGCTGGTGCTACCACCGTAGCAGTAACAGGTGCTACCAATTATACCAATGGCGAGGTTGTTTGTTGGACTATAGACCCAACGACGCCTTCTTTGAAGCAAGTCTTTACCGGAGTGTGGAACTCTGGATCGTCTGAAGTTACAAACGTAGTGTGGACGGAAGTACCCACAGGCGGATCTAACGTTGGTCACTCTGCGGGAGCTACGATTATAGACTACGTCTCAGCCACTCACTGGGATATTGCCATGAAGGGGATCTTATCCTTTGCTACCCAAGCGGGAGGTCTACAAACATCTGCCGTGCAAGCGGCTCTTAATATCTCTAACCTAGCAGCTAACGGCTGGAATAACTTAGGCTATACCACAACTTACGGATCTAACAATGGCAATAAGGAATTCACCGTTACCTGTACTGGAAACTTGACTACCGTGCTTTCTCCTGGCATGAAGATGAATTTTACTCGTGGGACTACACCTCCAACAGAGTGTATGGCGTTTTCCTCAGCATCTTCTCAATATGCTTCAATTTCCAGCCCTTCGGGGATTACATTTACTTCTGCTTTTACTTGTGAAGCGTGGGTTTACCTGCTAAGCTATCCTGCTAGTGGTCAGCCAGCTGGTATTATTAGCCGAAGCGATAACTCCACGGGAGGCTGGCAATTCTTAATCTCAAACGTTACGGGAGGGCCAGAGGTAGCGTATGCTTCGTCTAGCAACTTTACATCCGCAGTTAGTTACCAAGCTATTCCCCTAAATCAATGGGTACATGTAGCTGCTGTAGTTAGCTCAGTAAGCGGCAAAACAATGAGTATCTACATAAATGGTACGCTGGTTCCATCCTACGTTAATCAAAACAGCTCTACCGCTTTAACTCAAACTGGCAATCTTGAGATTGGTGCAGTCGCCACCGTTTCTAACTCATACCTCAATGGTTATGTCTCAGAAGCTCGTGTATGGTCAGTGGCTCAAACCCAAGCTAACATTCAGGCTAACATGGCTATAAACCTAACAACAGCCACAAATTTGGTAGCTTGCTATCAAGGTAACGGAGCTTGGACTGACTCTTCTGGTAATAGTAATACCCTGACAGCGGAGGGTGGAGCAATAAATAACCAAGCTAATAATCCGTTTAATGCTATAGAATATGGGGTTATAACTAAAGTATCTTACTCTAATCCTACAACTACGATTACATTATTTACTGGTAATTCTAATACGATACCTAACCAAACCTTATCTTCTCCTCAATATTCTGTTGTTAAAGCGCCCTATGGCTTTCCGACTGGGCGCGATAACTGGACGTTAGTGCTTACCCTGTTGAGTCAGGTTGATACCAGCGGTACCTCACCCAACACTATTTATAACCCAGGAGGTGTGTATATAGCTATTCCTACGGGTAGCTGGAATCTTACTGGTCAACTTATGCCTTACGTGGCGTCCAGTAGTTCCATAGTGAACATGGCGGCTGGTCTATCTACTTCTAGTTCTGCCTTTATTCTAGGAAGCAACCTTGCGGCTCAGCAGACTAATCAATACAGTAACTCCGCGCCAAACATTTATACCCTTTTGGTTAGGGCTAATATTAACTTATCCGCCTTAACTAACTATTATCTATTGATTGTTAGTTCCGCGTACTTTTCTACGTTAGCTTTTGGAGGCAATACCTCTACGGAGTATCCAGACCAGACAACTATATTAGCAGAATGTGGGTATATATAGGAATAAATATGACAATGCCAACCAATGCTACCCTCGCCAAGCAAATAGAACAAAACCATGCAGAGATTAAAGATCGTCTTGAGGGTGTAGAAAAACAAGTTCTCCTTACTAACGGACGGGTCAAGGATTTAGAACGTAAAGATATTGCTCGGGAAGCTGTCCTTGAATATAAAGCTAAAGAAAAAGTAGACCGAAAAGATAACCGAGCCTATACACTGTCTATTCTTTTAACCATCGCTACTCTGCTGGGTATTGGTATTGGTGTCTATCTAAGTAGGTAAAAATGATCTGGTATATTATATCTCATCCCCTCGGACTATGTGTGGGAACTCCTACTCAAATACTCCTATGTAAAGGGTATAACTTATGGTCAGGAATAGTCTCAGATGTCGGAGAAGTTACTTTAATTACTGCTTTAATTGCCACTCTAGTTACTCTTTATAAACGTCATAATTGTGCTGTCCCACGATGCCCTAACTTGTCCCATAAAAAATATGAAATCAAGGAAATTAAAGAATATACTTGTAAAAAACATCATACAAAATACTGGCACGACCTTCTCATAGAACAGTATAAACAAGACTATCCTGAACAGTTTAACCATATAAAGAGTGGTGCGTAATGGGCTTTTTTGACTCAGCAACCCCTGAACAGCGTGAGGAAGATGACTTAAGACGTATCGCTCAAGGCATAGAAACTGTCGTAAAACTGCTAGAACAAATCCTAGAGGCACTAACCAAATGACTTACAACCAAGAAACTATCAAACTGTCTTTTGCGGCTCTGGCTGCGATGATCTTTCAAGATATAATCTGTGTGCTCATGGTACAAGCTGAGGCTCGTAATCATGGCTGGTTAGCTGGTAGCATGGATAGTGTCCAGTGGCTTTTTGGGCTATTCACCGCCTTTGTAACCATTACTGCTCTGCAAGGACATAAAAGAAGCCGGAAATACGCTCTTATTGCCTTCGTAACCTGTGGAAACCTTATCGGATCAGAGATAGGTGTTCTTATAGGACAACAATATATAAAGTAGTATTATAAAAATAAGGAGAATTAAAAATGTTACCATTTAAAGACATAAGTTACGCTCAAGGCGCTTACAATATGGGCGCAAACCCCGATCAAATCATCGCTATTAGGATGTCTAGCGGGGAAGGAGGACTTCACTTTGATAGTGATGCCACCGCTAATTACAATAACGCTTCGGCTGCCGGGAAGGTGATTATAAACTATCACTTCGCTGGTACGGCTGATCCTACTACCGAAGCTAAGTTCTTTATAGAAGCTGTCAGCCCCTTAGCTGAAGGAGATATTTATGCTTTAGATATTGAGCTAGGACAGGACGCTGCTTGGATTAATACTTTCGTGGAGTATGTCCATTCAGTAACTAACTGTTGGCCCCTCGTATATATGAATATCTCCACCGCTAACGCCATATGGTCTGGCGTTAATTCTAACTGTGGACTATGGCTTGCAGCTCCCTCCTGGGGATTTGATCAAGTCATCACAGAGCTTAACTCAAGTATTGTCTATGTAGCTCAGCAAGGGCCTACTGTGAATGGTGTAGATACAGACATGTTCTTTGCGCCCGACTTGGCGCACGTTAAAGCCTATGGCTACAAAAACACTCCTGCGCCAACTCCCGCCCCGGCTCCTGCTCCTGTAGCTCCTCCAACTCCTACTACAACCGATAACCAAATCTTACCCTCCCCTACCCCCCCTGCTGCCCCTGCGCCAACTCCCGCCCCTGTTACACCTCCCACACCAGCGGGGCAGGGAAGTGTCAAACCCACCCCTGTACCGACCCCTGTTAAGAGTGTAGAAGCTACAACAAAGCTATCTTTTTGGCAAAAACTACTTGCTTTGTTACATATAAAAATATAGACTAAAAGTATTCAAGCAGAGAAAGCTGCCGAAAGGTATGGGAGTATCGCTATATAAAACCCCGCTCTCTTGAAAACAGAAACTAAAACAAAAGGAGAGCAATATGCCATCCAGAATGGAACTAGAACAAAGAGCGAGAGTTGTTGGTATTAACCCAGCAAACTATCTAAATGACTCTAAATTAGAGCAACGTGTTCTTTGGAATGAAATTAACCAAGCTACCGCTTCAGGAACGGCTGCCTCAGGCACGCTAACTGGAACCGCTACTGAACCAAGCGTGGGAGATCAGATTCAGCTTGGACCTATTACCTATACTTTCGTAACGAGCTTAACTGAAGCCTTGGCTTCGCAGACCCTCACAGGCTCCAATGCAGCCAACGCTACCAACGGCTCAACGGTTACCATCGGCACTACGACATACATCCTAGTAACAACTCTAGGATCTCAGGCTAACCAAGTCTTAATTGGGACTACCGCAGATAACACGCTAACTAACCTAGTAGACGCTATTACAGGTGCAGGAACGATCGGAACTAACTACTCCAACGGAACTGTCACTAACACACAGGTTACGGCTACTGGTCCATCCTCACACGTGGTTACGATTACAGCCCTAGCGGTAGGAACGTTTGCTAACGGAATTACCGTAGGGACAACTGAGCCCACCTATACGTGGGGAGGTACAACCCTATCGGGTGGAGTCAATCCTGTACCTAACCAGATCGTTAGAAGCGCTACTGCAGCTACAACCTACGCTAACATTAAGGCTGCCATAAACGGAGCTTCGGGAGCCGGTACTACCTATTCAACTGGAACTAATGCTAACCCTGTTGCTAGCGCTGGCACGGTATCAGGAAACAACATTCCTATCACCGCTACAGTCCCCGGCAGTGGCACCTCTATCGCCACCACAATACCTACGGGATCCCAGTTCTCATGGGGTGCAACTACACTTCAAAGTAATGTTCAGGCTATAATTGCCATGCCAACCGCCGACGCCGCAGGGGAAACAGGCGCAGCCTTAGTTTAAAAATAAGAAAGGAAAAAATATGGGTGTAAATCATTTAAAAAGAGACGCACAAGCCGTACAGGCTGGAACGTACAGAGGGAATGCTCATAACAGTCCTCAGTCTCAGCAAACACAGTCTGGACCAAACTTCAAGCGTCCGGCTGAAACCAGTGGAACTCGTCAAGTACCAGACGTACCAGCGGTAGACAGTTTTGACAGTAAGAGTGTTCATCCGGGGAATGCTGCTCCTCAACCACCAAAAGGCAACGACAACGGTGGTAGGGCAGGTGCAAAAGGCGGTCAAGAACATATCGGATCTGCCTCTGGTAACAAGAAACTGATGAGTGGTGGTTCAGCTGGCGGTCCTGGCGGCAATGTAGGAGTCTAGCATGGCTGTTCGTCATCTAAAGAGCCAATCTGGCAACCAACATAGCCCAGGCTATTCGGGTATACATATTAAAAAGTCTCACAGCGGGCTTCTCCATAAAAAGTTAGGAATTCCTCAAGGAGAGCCTATCCCAGAGAGTAGATTAAAATCGGCAGAGAACAGTTCCAGCGCCTCTCTGAGGAGTGAAGCTCAATTTGCCGATAATTCAAAAGGATGGAAAAAATGACAATCAACATAACTCAATTAAGTAAAGGGCAGTGGGGAAAAGTGGGTAAAGTGGCTCTATGGCTAGCTGTATCAGCAGCTTGTGCCGGGGCGTTAGCTTTTGTTACTAAAAATCCTAAGCTATTAGCTACCCTGCCAGGGTGGAACGTACTAGGGGTTTTTGTGCAAGGTTTACTAACTACTGAAGAGAGTA